TGACGAAGAGAGGGTAAAGTAAGTGTTTGAAAAAATAAAAGCATGGATAAAAAGAAAGCGGGAAACAGCGAGAGAACAGCAGGCGGCAGACAGGTTGATAAAGCATATAGAGCAGGCGTTAGGATTTGAGCTTTACGAGTGGCAGAGGTTATATATAATAACTGGGATATGGCAGCCGCCAGAGGGACGGCTACACGGAAGAACGACAGCATATATATTGCGGCTATTATTAGACCAGAGTAAGCCACTGCTGCTATATGAGTTTTCACAGGTGGCAGCGTATGCGGATAACCCATTTATGGGGCGGCAATATCAGCCAGTACCCATGCAGTATGCAGGCTGGTTTAGGCACGAGATAAGGAGTATATACGAGCAGCTAAGAGCAGCAGGCGTGCCAGTAAGAGAAATGATAACAGAGCAGCAGCGGGTAATATCGTGGTAAAAACGTGGTGTTTACATGGGAAAACAAAAGAGATACAATGGTAGCATGAAATGAGTAGGCGATAGCTTAAGCCATGTGCGGCAGCAGTTGCCTACTCTTTTTCTATTCATTCTTTAGCCTCCACCCAGCGCATGAAACTTAGGGCGCTGGGGAATGAAGAAAGAGAGGGGACAGTATGAAAGCATGGGCTAAGAGTTTTTATTTATCAGCGGCATGGGAAAAAACCAGAGCCGCTTATTTAATGTCACAAGATTATATTTGTGAACGCTGCGGGCAGCCCGCAAAGATAGTGCATCATAAGCGCTGGCTTAACAGAGAGAACATAAACGACATAAGCGTTACGTTGTGCTGGGATAACTTAGAGGCGTTGTGCCAAGACTGTCACAACAAGGAACACCACAAACAGGAGAGGCATAAGCGGTATCAGTTCGACGAGAACGGCGGCATACTCCCCCCATATCAGAAAAATAATTAAAGGGGGCGAATACCGAGGGGGATACCCTAAAATTACCCTACGGGCGTGCGCACGGGTGGTGTAGGGGGTGTGGTGCGGCGCAGGAATGGAAAGCGGGGTAAAGGAATGGCAACAAAGAAAGAGAAAACCAAAGAACAGAGGATAAAGACCGAAAAGACCAGACTTAAGGGAATTTTCAAGGACTTAGACGAAAACAAAAGAAAATTAGTAACGCCGCTGATAGAAAAGGCTGCATTTATGAGCGTTGAGCTGGACGACTTGCAGGCGAAACTTGAAAAAGACGGCTGGACGAGTGAGTACCAGAACGGGCAGAACCAGTGGGGAACAAAGAAAAGCCCAGAGGCAGAAACCTACATAGCGCTTAGTAAGAACTATGCAGCAGTGATTAAGCAGCTTACGGAATTAGTACCAGCTGCGAAACGAAAGACAAGCAGGCTGGCGGCTTTGCGGGAAGAGTAAGCAATATTGCCGCCTTATCGAAATTATATCTATGAGTACCACGCAAAGATTACAAGCGGCGAAATCATAGCGGGAAAATGGATAAAGAAAATATACGAAATCATTATAAACGGGCTGCAAAAGCAGGAGTATTTTTTTAATGCAAAGGCTGCGAATAAGGCTATACGGTTCATAGAGAACTTTTGCCACCACAGCAAGGGACGTAATGATTTAATCAAGTTGGAGCTATGGCAGAAAGCCATAGTTTCTGTTATTTTTGGCATACAGGACGCAGAAAAAATACGTATTTTCCGTGAAATTTTTATTGTAATTGGCAGAAAAAACGGAAAAAGTTTATTTGCATCTGCGATTATTGCATATATGGCGTACTTAGAGCCGGAGTATGGACAAGAAATATACTGCTTAGCGCCGAAATTAGACCAAGCGGCGCTGGTGTATGACGGATTTTATCAAATGGTACAGGCAGAGGACGAGTTAGCGGAGCTGGCAAAGAAACGGCGCAGCGATATTTATATTGCGGAGAGCAACACGGTAATAAAACCGATTGCTTTTAATGCCAAGAAGTCAGACGGATTTAACCCGCAGCTTGTGGTATGTGATGAAATGGCAGCATGGAGCGGGGACGCTGGACTAAAGCAGTATGAGGTTATGAAATCCGCTTTAGGCGCACGTACTCAACCTATGATATTGAGCATAAGCACTGCCGGATATATCAACGACAGTATTTATGATGAACTAATGAAACGTAGCACAAGTTTCTTGAAAGGAAACAGTAAAGAGCGCAGGCTATTACCATTCCTTTACATGATTGATGATGTGGAGAAGTGGAACGACATAGACGAACTGAAAAAGGCTAACCCTAACATGGGTGTATCCGTAAAAGAAAGTTTCTTTATGGACGAGATAGCCGTAGCAGAGGGCAGCTTAAGTAAAAAAGCAGAGTTCCTTACAAAGTATTGCAATATCAAGCAGAACAGCTCTATTGCATGGCTGGAATATCAGACAGTAGAGAACGCCGGAGTAGAAAAGACCTTAGAGGACTTTAGGGACTGCTACGCAGTGGGCGGTATTGACTTAAGCCAGACAACGGACTTAACGGCAGCCAGTGTGGTTATTCAGAAAGACGGCACACTGTATGCGTTTACGCAGTTCTTTATGCCACGGGGCAGGCTGGAATACTTACAGGCTACGGACGGCGTGCCGTATGACATATTTGTTAAAAAGGGGCTGATAACCTTAAGCGGCGAGAATTACGTAGACTACCACGACGTTTACGACTGGTTTACTATGTTACTGGAAGATTACGGCATACGACCTTTAAAAATCGGCTACGACAGATACAGCGCTCAGTACCTTATTACCGATATGGCAAATTATGGTTTTCACATGGACGACGTTTACCAAGGCGAAAACCTTACACCAGTTATAAGGGAGTTTGAGGGCATCATAAAAGACGGCGATTTTAAGATAGCCGACAACAATTTACTAAAGACACATTTCTTAAATGTTGCGCTTAAGCACAACATGGAAACAAGAAAATTCAGACCTATAAAAATCGAGCAGCGGGCGCATATCGACGGCTTTGTATCTGTCATAGATGCAATGACCGTGCGGCAGAAATACTGGGAAGAGTGCGGCGAGCTGCTTAAAAATGCCGCATAGAAAGGAGAGTAAACGGCATGAAATTTTTAGATTATCTTTTTCATGGTAAAGAGCTGCGATATATCGACAGCTATTTTAAAATGCTGAACGGATACAGCCCGACGTTTACCAGTTATAACGGCGGCGTATATGAAATGGATTTAACCAGAACGGCAGTAAACAGCTTTGCGACACATTGCAGTAAACTTAAGCCGGAGATTGAGGGCAGCGCCCTTAAGTCACTGGAAAAGACACTACAGCATAAGCCCAACTATTTTATGGACACAACAAAATTTATTAAGCGTCTGGCAACGTATGTAGCGGTGGAACACACCGCTTTTATTATACCTATCGAGGACGAGTACGGGCGGCTTTGTGGCTGGTATCCATTGAGAGCGCAACGCTGCGAAGTCGTAGAGGCAGCAGGGCAGGTGTATTTACGGTATCTGTTTGCAAATGGCGAGCATGGAGCTATAGAGTTTGAACGTGTAGGCATTATGACAGACTTTGAATACACAGACGACCTTTTCGGAGAGGACAACAGAACACTTAAGCCAACAATGCAACTGATACATACGCAAAACGAGGGAATTATAAACGCTGTCAAAAATTCTGCAAATATCCGCTTTCTGGCAAAAGTGGCAAATATGTTGAAACCAGAGGATATAAAGAAAGAGCGACAGCGTTTTACCGAGGATAACTTAAGCGCCGACAACGATAGCGGCATGATAATTTATGATAACAAGTTTAGTGAGCTGAAACAGGTAGAGAGCAAACCATACACGCCAAACGCATTGCAGATGCAGAATATACAGGAAAATGTATGCACGCATTTTGGTACAAACATGGATATTTTACAAAATAAATTTGATGAAAATACGTGGAATGCTTACTACGAGGGGAAAATAGAACCGTTTGCAATACAGTTATCGCTTGTTATGACAAATATGAGTTTTACCGAGAGAGAAAGAGCTTGCGGTAATGCTATTTTCTTTTCAGCAAACCGCCTGCAATATGCCAGCAACGCCACAAAGTTAAGTGTAAGCACACAGCTTTTTGACCGTGCGCTATTGAACAGAAACGGCGTTATGGATATATGGAACATGGCACACGTTGAGGACGGGGAAAAGTATTATATCCGCAAAGAGTATACCGAGGTAAGCGAACTGCAAAACAGTAATGGAAAGCCACAGATAATTATACAGCAAGCGCCCATAGCAACAGGGCAGCAGGCAGAGCCGCAGCAGACACCGCCAGCGGCAGCAGGCGAACCAGCAGGCGGGCTGGGAGAGAAAGAGGGTGTAAATAATGCCGATTAAGAAAGAGCGGGAATATAGGGCGCTGGCAGCGCCATTGACAGCGCAGAGTGCAACGAAATTGATACAGACGGAGTATTACGTAGAGGGTTACGCCACTACGTTTGATACGCCATATTTGCTGTATGAATTTGAGGACGGCACAAAGATTTACGAAAGAATAGACGCACACGCTTTAGACGGTGCAGACATGAGCGACGTTATCATGCAGTACGACCATGAGGGCAGGGTATTTGCCAGACAGTCAAATAAGACACTGATTTTACAGCCGGACTATAAAGGGCTTAAGGTGGCGGCTGATTTAGGCAAGACAGATTTAGCCCGTGGGCTATACCAAGACATAGAGGCGGGCATGATAAATAAAATGTCATGGGCTTTTAGCGTAGCAGAGGAAAGCTACGACAGAGAAACACATACAAGGACGATTTTGAAAATCAAGAAAGTTTATGATGTATCAGCCGTGAGCATTCCAGCAAACGGAGATACTGAAATAAGCGCCCGTGCTTTTGCGAGTAGGAGTTACGAGCAGGAGCGGCAGGAGTTGCTTAAGAGGCGGGCAGCAATACTAAAGATTAGAGCGAGCTTATAAAATCCAAGACCAGAAAGGAAACATAACAATGAGATTAAAAGAAATTGAGGAAAGATTAGCAGCAATTAAAAACGAGCTTACCACAAGAGCAGCGGAGCTGAAAGAGGAAGAAATTACAGCGCTGGAGAATGAGGTAACAGCTTTACAGGAAGAGAGAGCGGCAATTAAGGCAGCAGCAGAAAAGCGTAGCGCACTGCTTGCGAGAATTGCAGCAGGCGAAAGCGTAGGCGACGGAGAGGGAGACGGCAGCGGACAGCAGAGAGTGCTTAGAAATTTCAAGGGAGTAGCTGGCGAGGGCGATAACGACGACAAATACGGCAGCATGGAATACCGCAAAGCATTTATGAAATATGTATGCAGAGGCGAGGCGCTGCCGAAAGAGTACAGAGCAGATGCGGTAAGCAAAAGCACAGACGTAGGCGCAGTTATCCCTACCACAGTGCTTAACCAGATTGTAGAAAAGCTGGAAAGCACAGGTATGATTTTAGCCCTTGTAACCAGAACTGCATACAAGGGCGGCGTTTCTATCCCTGTATCTACTGTAAAGCCTACTGCAACATGGGTAAATGAGGGAGCAGGCAGCGACAAGCAGAAAAAGAATATTGCAAAAGACGGCATGATTACTTTTGCATACCATAAGCTGCGCTGCGCAGTAGCCGCATCTCTGGAAGTAGATACAATGGCAATCAGCGCTTTTGAAACACTGCTTATTAACAATATTGTTGAGGCAATGACAAAAGCGTTAGAGCAGGCAATCATTGACGGAAACGGAACAGGAAAACCGAAAGGAATTTTAGCAGAGACACCAGCCGACGGGCAGACAATCGAGAGCGCCGCACCGTCTTACAGTGATTTGATTAAGGCAGAGGGTGCTTTACCTATGGCTTATGAAAATGGCGCTGTGTGGTGCATGAGTAAAAAGACCTTTATGGAGTATGTAGGCATGACAGATAAGAACGGGCAGCCTATCGCAAAAGTGAACTATGGAACATCTGGAAAGCCGGAGAGAACGCTTTTAGGCAGAACAGTTGTACTTTGCGATTACGTAGCAAGCTACAGCGCAGCACTTGCGAAAGATACAATTTTTGCATTCCTTTTCAATTTCAAGGACTACGTGCTTAATACAAACTACTCTATGGGCGTAAAGAAGTATGAGGACAACGACACAGACGACCAGATTACAAAGGGCATTATGCTTGTAGACGGCAAGGTAGTAGACAAAAACAGCCTTGTAGTTGTAAAGAAAATCGAAGCAGTGTAATTAACAAGGCAGCTGGTGTATAAACACTGGCTGCCAGAAAGCGAGGTAGACCATGAAAGGGTATTTAGACGCTAAAGAACTGGAAAGCTACAAGAAAGAAGATTTGCAGGAACTGGCAAAGCAGCTGGGTGTAGATGCAGAGGGAACAAAGAAAGAAATTGCTACACGCTGCGCAGCGGTTGAGGTAGACATACCGGACGAAAGCGAGCTTACAGAAGAGGATAAAAGAGCAGCGGCAGAGGCAGCAGCAAAAGCCGAGGAAGAGAGAAAGGCAGCAGCGAAAGCCGAAGAGGAAGAGGCAGCCACAGAGCTTGTAAAAGTAAAAGCACAGCGCCGTTTCCTTGACAAGGAATTAAACCAGATTAAGGATACTGGGGACGAATACGCAGTAAGCAGAGAACGTGCAGCAGTTCTGGAAGAGGCAGGCGTAGCAGCAGTAATAGAAGAGTAAGAAAGAGGGTGCAGGCTATGGCAGCAGATACCACAACATTAACCGAGAAAATGCGGGCGGCGCTGCGTATCAGCAGCACCAGTGAGAAAATCACAGAGGAAATAAACGACTGTATAGCCGCCTGCAAAATGGATTTGCAGGACGTAGGCGTAAAGAAACTGGAAGAAACAGACGCACTGATTATTAGAGCCATTACGCTATACTGCAAGGCAGAATTTGGATACTCTGATAAATCAGAGCAATTCTGGAAATCTTACGAGTGTCTTAAAATGCACTTAAGCCTATCCAGTGAATACACAGGCGGCGTTACGCCAGATACTGCGGACGACGAAGTAGGAGAGCAGGATATTAAGAATTTGTTTGGACAGGAGAAATAAGAGTAATGGCAATTAAGAGAGTTACATACGATACCCTTAAATTTCTGGTAGCGGAAATTAAAGAACGCTATGCAGAAAAAGGAGACATAGGGGCGCTGGGGGGGCTTGATAAGGTAGCTGTAGAAAATCTTACAGAAGATTTGAAAAGCCTTATAAACGGGAAAGCAGATGCAGCTACAACACTTGCAGGCTATGGAATTAAAGACGGAATGACCGCAACAGAGGTAGCCGCCGCTATTTCCACAG